ACTCTACCCGCGCCTTTCCGTTGGCAGGGCGGGTGACGATGGACACTTCGATCAGGTCAATGCGTTTGAGCTTGCGTTTTGGGTCTTCCGGCTTGCTGCGCGGCTCCCATTCCTTGGCGATGTAGCCGATGGACATCCCATCAATCGCGGGGCGTGGGCTCATCTTCATGAGCTTGTACATTTCCAGGCCGCGTGGGGTGTCTGCCAGTTGCCCGGTGACCTTAAGGCCGTGGCCGTCCTCTGCAAAGTCTGTCCAGACGCCGATGGGCGTCATGTCTTCGGCGCTCATCTGCCAGCCGCCGTGCTGCGACAGCATCGCGGGCCATGGTTGGTTGCCCGCCTTCACATCGGCCAGGAATTTCGAGAACGCACCGGCCTCGATCACGTCGCCGTAGCTGTCCACGTTTCCGAACACCGCGCCGTAGCCGGTGAAACTCATAGCCTGCGCGCCATCGTCGGCGGCAAACTTCAGTTCACGCAGGGTGCAAGTCAGGTTCTGCATCTTCTTCGTCCTTCGGCGCCGCGTTGCTGGGCACGTTGGTGGGCTTGGGCAGCATGGCTGCGTCGCCGCCCATGGGGTTCAGTTCTTCCAGGGCGCGCACCTCGTCCTGTGTCATCCAGGCCGGAGAGCCGCCAGCGCCCAGGGCCTTGGCGAAATACTCGCTGCGGTCCTTGTGCGAGCCGCGCATGAGCCCGGCTGCATTAAATTTTGTGAAGTAGCCTGCCTCCACCTCGGCATCAGTCAGAAGGCGGCACTCGGCAGACTGCTCGATGCGCTCATACCAGGGGCTGAGGGTGTGCACCACATGCGCGAGAAACATCTGCTCTGCGCTTGCGTAGGTTGCGGCCTTGTCGCTGTACCCGGCCATAATCGGCATGACGCGAAAGGCGCGGCAGATTTCCTCGATCTGGTGCTTTCGCGTCTCCAGAAGTTGCGCGTCAATGCCGGTCATGCTCTGCGGGTGGAACTTCGCGTTTCTGTCCAGCAGCTTGGTTTTTCCCATGTTCGCTGCGCCGTCGAATTCCTTCTCCAGCCAGGCGCGCATGGCCTTGTATTGCTCCGCGTTCAGCGTCCCCTCGACCGAGTAGGTGCCGGAAATCGCAGCACCGTTCTTTTGCATTCGGGCCTGCGACTCTTCGGCAGACATGGCAAGCCCGATGGCTTCGCGGGCCATCTTGACAACATCCAAGCCGCTCACGGCGTCCCAGCTGGGGCCGCGCCAGTGCCAGACAGCCTCTTGCGGGACCGTCATAGTCTTGCCGCTTGGGGCGGTGATCTGGTATTCCAGGCTGTAGTCGTCCTTTTGCTTGCAGGACACAGCGCCAGGCGGGAAAGGGATCAGCTCGCGAACTTCACCGCGTACGCGGTTGATGAAGGCATAAGCATCGCCGGTCATCACGCAATGAATGGTCATGGTTTCGCGGAGCTCGAAGCTGGTCATCCATCCATTCGGCTTGCGGTGCAGCACGCGGTAAAGCGGGTGATCTGCGGCGGGACTGATCTTGTCGCCATCCTGCCGATACACCTTGAAGGGCACCTGCGCCACGCCTTCGGAAATGACGCGAACACACGACAGCACAGCAGGCACCTCTAGGGCGGACTTGTGCGACACCGAAGCGCCGCTTCTGGTGCCCATCCATCCGGACAGCAGCCGGAACAGATCGAGCGAGTGACGAACCGAGCCGTCCTCGTTCGACTTGCGGCTGAAAGGCCAGAGTTTCATGCGGGGGTTTCTTCCCAGAAGGACTTTTCGAGCGATTCGGTCTGCGGCATGACGCCGACAGCCATAGCCAGTGCGACAGCCGCGTCGATACGGCCCGTTGCTTTGGCTTTGTTGAGTTTGCGGTTGCCCGCAGGGTCTTTCTCGACCCGGCTGTTTGCCATGCACATGGTCAGCACCGGATGCGCGCCGTGTGACATCTGCTCGTTGAGCAGCATGGTCTCAAGCGTGTCGAGTGCCGGGGCCATGTCCTTGAAGCCTTGCCCGAACGGGATCAGCGGTAGGTCAAGCCCAAGCTTGTCGAATTCTTTCTTCAGCAGGTCGAAGCGCCAACGGTCAAAGGCGACCGCCTGCACGTTGCAGTCGGCCAGTGCCTCTGCGATTTCCTTGGCGACAACCTCGTAGTCGATGGACGCACCGGGGACGGTTCGCAGGTAACCCTGCTGGTGCCACACGTCATACGGTGCGCGATCGCGTTTGGCTCTATCGCGCAGGCCTTTCTCGGGGGTCCAGACGACGGGCTTGACGTGCCATCTGCCGTCCTTGAACGAGGTCATGACCATCGCGGTCAAGTCGGTCTTGGCTGAGAGGTCGAGGCCGACATACACCGGGCATTCGTAAAACGCTGACTCGTCCGGTTCTTGGCTGTTGACCAGCCACACCCCGCGGGAGATGAACGGGCTGATGACCTCCACCCGCTGGTTCAGCACCAGATTTCGGAACGTGGCCTCAGCCGAGGGCATGCGGACCGCCTGCTTGGCTTGTTCCTCAACGTCTTTGAGACTGCGGAACTTGCCGATAGCAGGATTGGCCGCCGCCCACGCCTTCTCGTCCATCAGGTCGCAGTCCTTGTCGGCTGCGTACACATGGCAGACGATGTGCGGGTCGTTAGACTGCTGTGCGTCATCAATCCAGATGCTCAACAGATCAGCGTCATTGGGGGCCTGCGTGCTGATGACCATTTGCAACGGATTCTTGTGAGCCCCTTGTGCGGTGATGATCGCGTCAACGAAGTCCGACTGTGGGCCTCGAACCTGACCAAGTTCGTCAAGGATGGCGAGGACAGGCGACAGACCGTGAGCGGTTCTGCCGTCAGCCGATAGGGCTCTGAACTCGACGTTGCGTGTCAGCCCCAAGATGCGCTTGCTCGACGGCACGATGCGCGTGATCTTCGTCAACTCCGGCGACAACTGGATCATCTTGCAGGCCAGTGCGAACACCACCGCGGCTTGGTCGCGTGACATAGCCCCCGACACGATCTGAGTGTTGAGTACGGCTTCCGGTCCGCAGATGTGAGCTAACAGGATACCTGCGATCAGCGCGGTCTTGCCATTTTTCCGGCCAATGGACAGAATACCACGTCGTGTACCAGCTGGGTTGTCGTAGACCTCACGAATAAAGTCCACCTGAAAAGGCTCTAGCTTGAGGGGTTTCCCCACATGCTCGCCTTCGGGGGCTTTACAGAACCGCTCTATAAAGGCAATGACCCGGTCGCCGCGAGTCATGATGCGAGCAGGTCTTCGTCAGCCAGGAACTCGCGGGTCTTCTCGGCCTGGCGTTGGAGACTGCGGGCTTGCTCCACGTCCCGTTTGTCCCCGCGGGGCGAACCCGCCATCTGCAGAGCTCTGAGTAGAGCAAGTTCTCGACGAGAGAGTTGCTCTAAGACTGCGTGACGCGGGTTAACAATCGGAGTACCCTTGAAGTTGTCAATTACTGACCCTTCGTTCTCGAGCATTGCATGTTCTTTTTCAATGTCGGCCTGGCACCTAGCCAGTTGCATCGCGACGACGAGATCGGGGGAGGTCCATTCGTCTCTGGCCCGGGCTCGGAGAATCCCGTCCAGGAATGGCACGTCGCCCGAGCGGACCTTAACATGTCCTGGAACTACGGGGAGTGCAGACCCCGCGTCGAACATGGCTTTCCCTGCTGCAGCAACAGAGTCCGATCTAGCGCGCCTTTCGGTCATTATTCCGGCCATCCGTCTAGTCCTACGCGGGGGCGTAGGACGTATCCACAGTCTCGCCTTGTTTTCTCGTCGTGGCAGTCTTTACAGAGCCCCTGGAGATTCTCATAAGAGTCTGTTCCCCCTTTGTGCAAGGGGATTATGTGGTCAACCTCTTCCGCCCGTGAGACGAGGCCTTTGGCCTTGCAGACGACGCAGAGGGGTTTGTAGCGGAGAACGCTAGACCTGATCGCCATCCAGGTCCTCCCCCGTGTCCTTGGGGGCAGGCCTCCCGGCGCAAACCGGGAAAGTTCTGTGCTATTGCCAACTTTTGCGGGATTATACACCATTTCAGCAACCTCGTAAACTGCGGGACAGCAGACTTCTAGTTTGAGATATAATATCAGAAAGACCCGAGAGGCTCAAACCGAGAGCTTGGGCTGCTTTCCGGGGGTTATCCGCCTTGACATACCACCATCGGATCGCAGTTCTGTTAGGCTCCGGGAGGGCTCGGACAATTTTCTCCACCATTTCCGCGTCCAGTATGTCGCAGGTTTCGCGTATGGCCAGCTCTTCCCCCTGCCGTTCCTTTTTGATTAGCTTCCAGAAGGGGGCCATCTTCCACCCCAATTCAGGGCGGACTTTCACCCAGCGAGCCCAATTCAGGAGTCGCTCGTGGACTTCGGAATGTAGGGGGTCTATCACATGGAAATCGACGTATTTCGGCATGTTGTGGCTTTTAGAAAGGGGAACAAACATTATACGCCTCGCCTGCGCGGTCGGGAGGAACTTCGGCTTAGTAGAGAAA